CCAGTCAGAATAAAGTCCATTGCTAAATGCGTAAACGTCTCTAGCCATTCTTTAATCTTTCTTTTAAAGTTTTAATTTCATATTCTTTTATATCAATTTCAGTTTCAAGGGAATCAATAATAGCTTGTTGTTTTTTTATAAAACGTTTGTGCCTTTTTAATTCCTCAACACAACCAGGTTCTTTGAAGATTCCAGAATTTGTCATTTTTCCTTTATAATTTTTTTAACAACAGCGCGTGGATATGCTGTAATATTTCCAATAGATAATTTATCATCATCATAAGAAAAAGATGTAAAGATTTTTACTACTTTAGAATCTTTATAATATAGATAACCAACATCCTCGCACCAGGAATAACTAAATTTATCCACGTCAGATAAATCATCGTACCATTGTGAGCTACTACAAATATCAACCCAAACTATGCGTACCTTTTTATATGGAAGTTTTTTTTTAATCATTTTTTTACTCCGTTATACAAATTAAATTATCCGTTGACAACATAATTAAATGCCTGTATTACTTGCAAAAAAAATGGAAAATAAAAAAATCGAAAAAGCATTTTCAATATTTAATGGTGGTGATGGTTTAGATCATTGGTCATATTCATCAACGTCAACTCCATTTGCAAAAAATATTATTGGTTATACTTTCCCTCAAGAAGTTAGAAGGAAGTTTCCATTTAGATACAAAGCTAACTTTGGTAACTTAGTTAATAACGTTGTGCAAAAATTAATTGCAGATGTAATTTACAAATCAAAAACAATTAAAGAGACAGAGTGGGATCGGGATTATAATGTTTGTTTTAAATCAGAGCAAGATGAAATAAATAAAAATCCACCGGTTGATGCTAAAGATAAGTTTGGCAGAGAAGCTATGTTGAAGTTTGCAGAAGATTGTATTCCAATTACAAAAAAAGTTGTGCAACAAATTATTGAAAAAGAAAAATTAGTTTGTGAAAGATATGTTAGCATAAAAGAATTTGATATGATCAAACCTGTTATTGGCAGAATAGATTATGAAACTAAAACAAAATTTATAGAATTAAAAACTAAGCCACCTAATTTAAGAAAAGTAAAAGGTAAAGAAGAGTGGAACATGATCTCTCAAGATCTACCTACTGAACCTACACTTGAAAACTTAACACAAACTTCATTCTACTACATGGCAACAAAAAAGATACCTTACCTGGTATACGTTAATGATAAGGATTATGTTATCTTTGATCAAAGCCATGAGCTGATGAAGGCAGATCACTTGCAACATCTTTATAACATCATGATAGAAAAAATTTTATTGTGGGAAAGAATGATTATGTTTTGTGAAGGTGATATTAAGAAGTTAGCTTTAATGATAGAACCACCAGATCTTAATCATTTCTTTTACTATAAAGATTTAGCAGATGAACAAAAACAATTAATAACTAAACTATGGGGAATCAAATATGAGTAGTGAAAATAATGTGTATCAAATAAATAAAAAAAATATGAAAAATATATATGAGAAACTTTACAATGCCTGTAATCATGCAAGCGGTGTAAAGAAAGCAAGTAAGGTTAAAGGTATGCCTTTTAATCCTTTATTACATGATGATGTTCAAAGAGTTGCAATGGCAGCTTTATTGGAAAATAGATTATATGCAACGTGTAACTATGTTACAGATATTACAGATAAATGTGTAGTTGTTACTTGCACCATGAGAATAACTGACATCGATGATCCAAAAAATTTTATTATAGTTGATGGATGTACTGCGATGGGTGGTTTAGATAAGTATGGAACAGGTCAAGCAATGTCATATAGTAGAAAGTATGCGTTCTTAAATGCTTTGAACTTAAAGACAGGCATGGATTTAGAAGATGGTTACAATGCAAAACCATTCCAACAAAATTCTGTGGAGCAATCCTCAGAACCTACATACCTCGATGATGAGATAGATGTAGAAGAGATCATTAACAGGATCAAACAAACTAAAAGTCGAAAACATTTAGACATAGTTAAAAATGAAGTTAGATCTGTTGTTAATCATCTTAAAAATAACAACTTCAAAGCATACGAACAAATCAGAGATGAAAGTAGTAAGCATGAAGCAACACTAGAGTCTAATGCAAAAGTCTATAAAAAAGCTATAGAAAGTCTTGAGCAAAATAGACCAAACAATAATCAATCATAAGATTGATATAACCAAGGAGTAAACATGGATAATAAATCCGACAAAATATACATTAACCTAACCAAGAACAAAGATTGGAAGTCACCTACAGATAAACTTCCAGTATATGTTGGTCCAAAAAATATGAAGCATCCAGACAAGAACTGGACAATTGGAGTAAACATAAATGGTACTTGGTACAATCAAGCTGCCTTCCCATCTAAAGATCAAGATGGTAATGTCAAAGAAGGTGAGTTGACAGTAATTTTAACACCAAGTGGAGCAGGCAAAAATAGCTTTGCAAAGTCAAATGATGGTGGTAATAACGAATATACCTTTTAACTTAGGCTAAGGGGTATCAAGCAGGGTGGGGTTTTTTTCCCTTTCCGTTTTCCCCACCTTGCTTAAAAAAAAATTATGTCAGACAATATAAAAGAACCTAAACATTACACTCAATATAAAATTGAACCTATTGATTTTATTATTGCAAACCAATTAGATTTTTGTACCGGAAATATAATTAAATATGTTTTAAGATATAATTTAAAAAATGGAGTGGAAGATCTTAAAAAAGCTAAACAGTATATAGATTTTTTGATCGAAAAAAAAGTTGAAAAAGGTAAAAAAGTATGACAAAATTTAAAAGAATTATTAATGGGGAATGTCATTTTGAAATGATTGAACTCTTTGATGATGTAAAGAAAGCTGCAAACAACTCTAACAGAGGAGAGTTTGTAGAATGCAAGATCCATAATCTTAGATTTGATTTTGCAAAAGTAACAAAGGAGCATGATGGAAGACATCAAGATGCGCCTGCAGAAGCTAAAGGATCTTCAAGCAAAAAAGCACCAGAAGTTCCTAGAAGCGAAGCAAAAAGTAAATAAGTATCAACAAGATTCTTATAGATTACTTTGGCAAATAGAGCAGGCAAAAGAACAGTTAATGACAAGTTAAGTTATTAACTTTATAATTGAAAAAAAAGAAAGGAAAACGTAGGGGATCTATGACCATAAATGTAAGTCAACATTATAATACTCACAAAAAAAATATAAATAACAATCACTTTATCTACAAAGTAAAGAAAGCATTTTACCTTCTTACGAACCAAGAAGAAAGATTATATGAGGTAGGGTTCTCGGAAGGATTTTTGTATGCAGCAAAATTAATGCAGAAGCAACCAATAGTAGATAGCAATAAGAAATCTGAAATTAATCTTAAATATAAAAAAGCAAATATAGAAGTTGTATCTAAAATTGTAGATAAAGTTTGTGAGAGATATACTGTTAGTAAGCATGATGTGTTTAGCAAAGGCAGAACTTCAGATGTTGTTAGAGCTAGAAGTATTGTCTACAATCTTTTACATGAAGAATACAATGTAAGTATATCATCAATGTCTAGGGTGTTTAACCAGGATCACACAACAGTTTTACATTCTTTAAAAACTAAACAAGAAAAGAAAAGATATTGGAATCCTAGTAATACTATTTGGCAGGAGTATGAAGAATTAAAAAGAATTACTTTTTAAATCCAGACTTCATATTTTTATAAGCCTTAGAAGAGATAGTAGATTTCTTTTTAGATCTTGATGTACCTTCTTTTTTTCTTTTATTAATATTATAGTACAAACCTTTTTTAGCTACCTTACCAGACTTAGTTTTATGATAACCTTTTTTCATTAATACTTACCTTTCATCTTAACTTTCATACCTTTTTTCTTTGCGTATTGTTTAGCTTTTTTTTTACCAGAAGCTGTGTAACTGAATTTCTTTTTTCCGACCATTGGCATTTTGTTTCTCCTGTTGTTGTTGTTTATATTTTAATTCACAATAGTTATCAAAGCAAGAACCATCTTTACCATCATGACAAAAATATTCTTTCTTAAGGGTAACTATCCAACCACCTTCATCACTCATTAATTGTTTATTACATTCTTTACAGTAACCACAAATTAATGATTTAACTTTTGGTTTTTTCCAACCTTTTTTTTTCATTAACAATTCCAAGCACGAAGTGCTTTATTAATTCTTGAGTTGGGATCTCTTGCAGTTTTAGCTGAAGTTAATTTTTTCTTCATGCCTTTCATTCTAGCGCAGAAGCTAGCTCTTCTTTTATTGCCTACCTTTTTACTTGGTGCTTTTAAGTTACCACCGGTAGCTTTATTATAAGATCTTCTACCTTTAGCATTCAATCCACCTTTGGGATTCTTTCCTGCTTTACGTTGCCATGCTGGTGTCTTTGCCATAATTATTTATTCATCATCCTATCTATATGATTATATATTCTGCCAATCTGTTTATCAACATTCATTATTTCTTCAGTAAGCATACCAATATGAATTTGTAATTCAACAATAGTTACTAATACATATGTTGATAACCCTAAAAGAATTGCACCAAGAACACCTATTAACATAGTGTTATGTTCTCGTTTCATTTTGCAACTTTACCTTTATTAACTCCCTTTTTAATTACATAATCTTGTGTACCATTAGCACCATGTTCAACTTCTTTTTTTAGAAGTTTAAATAATTCTAATTCTTTTAATTTTTTTTCTAACTTCTTATTAAACATTTCAATAGTT